CTGCACCGCGCGCTGAAACTCGGTCGAACTGCGCTCAAGGCTCTGGATCTGCGTTTCGCCCTTCTTGGCCGTCGTTTCCATGATGTTGAGCGCGGATTGCCCGCGTTGCCCGGCGGAAACAAGGCTGCCAGTGTCGCCGCCGATCTCGAAGACAATATCGCCCCGTCCGCGCGGCATCAGAACTCACCTCTCTGCGCGCGTTCCAGCATGTCCAGCAACTCGTCTTTTTCAGCCTCGGACATGGTCGGCCCCTTCGGCTTTTCCTGCGCGTCCATCACCAGCCACCAGAAATGGCGCGGCTTCATCCGCCAGAACTCGGACGGCTGGAGGCCGAGCTTGCGGACGGCGATCTGAAACGCCGTCTTTACGAAGCCGCCGGGGTCTTTTCCGGCGCGTCACCGTCGCCCTTCGGTGCCCCGTCCATCAGGACGTTGACCAAAGCCATGAGGGCAACGAGGTGTTCGCCAGGGTCGCCCTTGGCAAACCCGGCCATCATTTCGGAATGGACTTCCTTCGGCGTAACCCGCGCCCCGGCGCAATTGAGCAACGCCGCAAAGCACCGCGCCAGCTTGTGAAAGCGCGGCGTCTTTGCCCAGGACATGACTTCCGGCAGGGTTGCGATCTCTTCGACCACTTCGCCTGCCTCAAAGGCGCGGTTTTCCGGGAGCGCGTATTCCTGCCCCCGGAATTTCAGGATCAGATCGCCCATCAGCCGATGGTCCACGCGCCGGACGACTGGAACTCCGCCGAGAACGTCGAAGCGTCGTCATGCGGGTTGCCTTCCTCGTAGGATGTGATCACGAAATCGCCGGAAATCGTGTCCGCCGCCGAAAGGGCATCGGCAAACTTGAACGTGATATCCGTCAGCTTCCGCGACGTTCCGGCGGCCAGCGCGGCGGCGCGCAGGACAACGTCCTTCGTCACACCTTCGACCGACAGGGTGATCTGTTCAGATGCCAGTTCGCCCAGCAATTCCACCACGCCGTCGCTGTCGGCGTCGGTCACGTCGATGGTTTCGCCCGACCAGGAAATGGTCGTGACGCGAACGCCGCCGATGGCGACGTTGTTTTTGTACAGGACGGCAAGCCGCCCGGCTGCTTTCGCCATGGTTTCGCTCCTTAGGCTGAGATTGTTTCCAGCAGCACGCGGTATTCGCATACCCCATGCACGCTATCGTCAGGCATCACGTCGCAGCGCGTCGTCTGGCGTTCGACAGTGATTGTGTGAAAGCCTGTGACGGCCAAAACTCCCCGGTGCAGGCGGTCGTAAATCGCGCCCTGCATGGCCTTAGCTTCCATCAGCGACTTTGACCGGCTGCGGGTGTGGATGCGGGCCACCGCGTCGTGGCCCAACTCGCGCGCCGTGTCGAAAGGCACGATGCTGATAAAGCCGACCTCGACATAGGGCCAATTCGCCGCACTGCCGCCGTCTGCCGCCTGCGGGGCCTTGTCGTAAACCGTCAGGCCAGCCGCCGTCAGCGCCAGATACAGCGCGCGTTGAAGTTCGACTTCGACCGCCATTACAGCCCCCGCCGCATCGCCGCCGCAAGCTTGCGCTTGAAGTGTTCCGCGACCCTGCCCTCGAAATTCGACATGACGTGTTGCCGGGCTTGCAAGAACATCGCGTGCTCAACCCCGTCCGGCCCCTGCCCGTATTCCAGAAAGCGCCAATAGAACGCTTGCTTGCCGACACGCACCGTCGCGTCAAAGTCGCTGCCAGCCTTCTCCGACTGCGCATTAGTCGCGGCCTTCATCTGGCCGGTTCTGGCTGGCATCCGTTCCTTGGCGTCCTTGGCAATGTCCTGCGCCAGCGCCAGCGCCGTTTGGCGTTTCAACTTCTGTGCCTCCCGCGGCATCAGGTCGCCGAGCACGCGGCGAACATCGTCAATCCCGCGAATGACGAGGCTCATTGCGTGACCCCGCGCTCCGCTTCGATCACCAGCCGCTGCGCCCGCCCGCTTTCGCGCCGAATGCCGCGAATGTTGTAGCCAACACCGTTCCAGACGATCCGGCACGTCTCTTCCAGATCTGCCCGCGCGTAGATCGTGAACAGCACCACGAAGGTTGCGGTAACGCGCCCCTCAACCTGCCCCTCTGTCCCCGCCTTGGCTTTCACGGCGGCCCAGACCTGGCTGTCGGACGCCATGGGAGCCCAGGCTTCCGTCATGCCGCCACCGCCGTCCGCTGTCTGCACCCGCCGTTGCAGGGTGACGAGTTCTGACATTTGCCCGATCATATGCGCCGCCACCGAATACCGGCCAGAACGGCGTCAACGGCCATTGGCAGGGCAGCCATGCTTTCGCCAACCGCCGACCGGTTTTCAAACCAATGCGCCACCAGGAGTTTCACGGCGATCTGCGCCACAGGCAAAAGCCGCGCGGGAAGCGCGCATGTGTATTCAATGGTCGTTTCGCTGCCGTAGCTGTCGAATTCCACCGAAACGCCAGCCGCCGTGGCTTCGGTCGTGACGCCGCTTGCCGCGATGCCATCAACCGTGGCTGTCGCCACCGTCGCATCCGGCATTGCAAGCAAATATGGGCCGGGGCCGGAAAAGGTCTCCGACCATGTTTGCGACATGATCGCCCGGCCAAGAACGCCGTTCCAGCCGTCCAGATGCGCAACCGCCGCCGCCATCAGTTGTTGGATCAGCGCGTCTTCGTCGCGGTATGTGACCCGCAAATGCGCGCGCATGTCTTCCAGGCCCACCGGCTGAGCGGTCGGCGGGGTCACGATAACGGGGGGCATGGGTTATCCTGATGCTTGATCAGCATGGGATGGGGGCCAGTTTCCCGGCCCCGCACCGATGCCGATCAGGTCGCCGCAGTTGCCGCGACGATGGCGGTGTTCGGGCGCGAAAGGCTGGACCGCGACATGCGCGCGATCGGGTGCACGTCGCCCGCGCTCAGGGTCGTGCCGACCGCCGCAACGCGCACATACCGCTTCGTCCCGACATAGCCGAGTCGACCGATCAGCTTGTCGTCATCGCTGTCGGACGTGCTGGTCACGGAAACCGTCCCGTTGACGGCATCGGCCGCGGTCACGTCGGTGAAATCGCCAGCAACGGTCGTGTCCGAGTGCTGAAGCTTCACCGTGTAGCCCGAGGCGGTGCCCGCGTCGGAGATGGTCCCGGCAACAACGGCGATCTCCAGGGCTTCGTAGCCGTGAAGATCGACCAGCGAAGACGCAACCGTGGTCGCGCCATTCAGCGTCACCTTGCCCATGTGGACAAGGCTGCTGACGTTCAGGGTGTCAAACATGGTCATGCCCTCCTTAGGCCGAGCAGTGCTGCAGCTTGATGGCGTCGAAGTTCGTCACGTCGCCGCCCGTCCGCCGGGTGAGGTGGAACACCGTGTAGGGATGCGCGGTGTATGGGTCGCGCAGCACCTGCAAGCCGACACGATCCAGGATCGTGTAGCCCCGCGAGAAGTCGCCGTAGCCGACGACGATGTTGCCCGCGCCTTCGGCGGCCATGTCGTCGCAGAACAGCACGGGCTTGCCCAGAAGCGTGATCTGCGCCTGTCCGTCCTTCATGAGAAGCGGGCCGAAGTAGAACTGGTCGGACCCTTTCAGCTTCAGCGCGGCGCCGTAGGTGGACCGCTTCATGACGAAGGTCGCGCCGGGCTGATAGGCTTCCTTGAGCGACCATTGCAGGGTGATCAGCCCGTCAGCGGTGATCGCCGCCGCAGAGCCGGTCTTGACCCGTTCCAACTTGTCGCGCTCATAGACCCCGGCAGCACCCCACGCCGCGTAGGTGGTGAACCCGCGCGGCTTGGCAACGCCGTTGCCGGTGACAAAGGCGGTGTTCTCCGCCCGGCCCAGCTTGTCGCCGCCCTTCGTGATCAGCCAGGTGGACAGGTCCACATAGGCGTCGGCCAGCACGTCAGCGGTCGCGTTCATCTTGGCGCGGACGTTATGCGCCACGATCTCCTTTTCGCCAAGGTCCGGGGTGTCTTCCGTCGCGGCGGTCTTCTCGCCCGACCATTCCGCCGAACCTTCGTCATCGTCGATCAGGAAGGTGCGCGACTTGGAGCCGGTCGGTTCGACGTTGGCGATCAGGCGCATGGGCGAGGTCTCGAACACGCGCGATACCACGGTATTCGATACCTCGGGAAGCACCAGGAACCCGCCGTCCGGCTGGCTGTCGGTGGACATGGCGCGGATTTCCAGACTGCCCTTTTCGCCGTCCTTGCGCAGGAATGCGTCCAGCTTCGCCTTGACTTCCGCAGAGTCCTTGCCGGGCATGATGCCGCCGATCTCGCGCGCCTTGAGCGCCGCGATTTCCTTGGCCTGCGCGTCCATGATCGCCTGCATCTTGGCGGTCACGCTGTCCGCCATCTTGGTCAGGCGGTCTTCGTCAACGACATCGCGCGATTTCAGCGCGTCGATGTCGCTACGGAGCGGGACGAGGGTCTTGTTGACTTCCTCGACCAGCCCCTTGATCTCGTTAAGATCAGCCATTGCGGCCTCCTTTGAGGGTGGTTTCCAGAATGCGTTTGACCTCGTCAGCGTCCCGCTGATCGAACTCAGGCCCCAGAACGCCGGCATCCCGCAGAACGTCCCGATACCCCTTGAACCCGTGGGCGGTGATGGCCTTCGCCTCCGTCCGCGAGAATCCTTGTTGCCGAAGCAGGCGCTCCAATTCGCGTTCCGTCATGTCGCTCTTGACGCCAGTAACAAGCGCCTCGGGGTTGGCCCCGATGGTCACAAGCGACACCTCCCAAAGGTCGATTTCCTTGAGCACGCGAACGTTCCCATCGTTGACGGCGGCCTTAGTCCGATATCCGATGGACAGGCCATCAAGCGCGCCGTCCTTCATCAGCTCGTAAGCCTCGCGGCCCTTCTCGACGCCAAGCGTCAACTTGCCGCGCAGGAATAGCCCCCTGTCGTCTTCCTTGGCTTCGACCCATTTCCCGATCGGCTGCCAGATGTCGTGCTGCCAGACCAGTTTCGGCATTCTGGTTGCCAGAGAACCGGCGAAAGCACCCCGCTCAATGCGGTCCCCATAGCTGTCCACGTTGCCAAAAACTGAGCCATAGCCGGTAAATTCGCCCGGTTCGCCGTCGGCCTTGACCTCAAGCGAGAGGTGCTTCTGTTCCATCGCCGCTATCCTTGTTCATGGCCCCGCGCGAAACCGTGTCCGCCCAAGGGTCCGCGATAGGGTTGAGACCAATTTCCGCCCTGATCTCGTTGACCGTCATCCATGCGGGCTGGCCGCCGGAGCCGAGCGCCTTTGTGTAGTATTCGGCCTGATCCTTGAAATCGCCGCGCAGAAGGTTGCGCTCGTCCAGGTCAAAGCGAAGCCCGGTTTCGTTGCCCAGAATGTCCCGGTTGACCGCTTGCTCGAACCGTTCGATCCACGGCCCCAGCGTGTGAATGACGTGGTTGCGGAACATTTGCTCAGCGCTGGCAAACGTCGCCGCCTTGTCCGCCTGCATCAGCATGATCGGCAGGACGCGGAAGGCCCGCGCGATTTCCTCGACCTGCAAACGCCGCGTTTCCAGATGCTGCGCGTCAACGCTCGTCATGGTCATCGAATGGAATTTCGCGTCCCCGTCCAGAACCGCGATTCCGCCGTCGCCGTTCGGGCCGTAACGCTCCTGCCACGTCTCGCGCAGCTTGTTTGCCACCTCTGGCGAAAGCTTTTGCGCGAAAGCCAGGATGCCGCTTGGCTTACCGCCGTTTCCGGCCAACTTGGCCTGTTGCTTCTCAAGCGCGATAGACAGCCCGATTGCCTGCCGCGCCTGCCTTACCGCCGGAATAGCCGAAACACCGTCTGAGGATGGGCCGCGCAGATAGAACACCTGCGACTGATCAAAGTGCGCTAAGGTGCCATCGGAAAAGTTGACCCTTACCTTGAGGCTCTTGTCGCGCAGTTGCTCAATCGTCCACCGCCCCGCCGGAACTGGCAGAAGGTCCATAAGCCGACCGGCAACCGTGTTCTTGATCGCAATCGCGCCTTGCCCCAGGACGGCGTTGAACACCATCCCCTCGCGGAACTCGTAGGCCGTTTGCCATGCGTTCGGACGAACCGCCAGCAGCTGATGTGCCCAATGCTCGCGGTCGATGGTCACGCGCGGCAGGCCGGTTTTCTGGTCATACGTCTCCCGCACGATCCGGCCAGGCATCTGCCCCAGGCCCTCGGCAATGACACGCGCCGCGCAGAAAACTGCGGTCACATCAAGCGCAGAAACCTCGTTTACAGTCTCGCCGGACGATGTGCCCCAGCCGATCCAGCCGACCATTCCGGCCAGTTGTTCGACCGTGTAGCTGGCGCTTTTGCGGATGAATCCGAACATCACAGCACCAGCAATTCCGCTTGGGTCAGGTAGCTTTCTTCCGGCTGGGCGTCTTCCCACGTCCCCGCCACGCTCATCGCCATCGCCAAGGCCACCATGCCGTCAATCCTTCCGTGGCTCTTGATCTTCGACAGCTTGCGGTTGCCCGCCGGGTCGGCCTGCACCGTCGCGTTGGCGGCGCACATCGTCAGGACCGGGTGCCCGCCGTGGGCAATCCGCTGGTTCAAGATGGCGCTTTCCAGATCCCGCAGCGCCGGGGACATGCTTTGAAACCCTTGCCCCATCGGCTCAAACAACCCGCCATCGTCCGAAACCTGCGAATCCTCAAAACCGGCCTTCAGCAGCCAAGGCTTCAGGTGCCGCCAATTCCAGCGGTCAAACGCGATCTTCCGCACGTCGTTGGCTTGGCAGAAGCCCCAGAGAAAGGCCGCGACAAACTCGTAATCGACAGTCTGCCCCGGCGTTGTCTGCAGCCACCCTTGGCTGTGCCACACATCATAGGGCACGCGATCAGCCCGCGCCTTTTCCGCCAGCCCCACGCCGGGAAGCCAGAACGTCGGCTTCACGTGCCAGGCCCCATCAACCGGCGCGACCGCGACAAAGGCGGTCAGGTCGGACACTTCCGACAGGTCCAGCCCCGCATAAACCGGAAGGCCCTTAAAATCCGCCACCACAGGTGCGGCGCAGTCCGTCCAAGCCGACCGGCTGATGAACGGGGCGTTCATGTCCACCCGCTGATTCAGGATCAGGTTGCGGTATTCCGCTTCCCGGCTTGGCATCCGGCGGGCATCTTCCGCCATTGCCAGCGTCTCGACCGGGTTCTGGAAATCCCCAAACGCCGGATTGGCCGCCTTGATGGCTTCCTCGCTGAACGGGTCCAGATCAGGAGGTGCGGTGTGCAACGACACCACCACCCGCGGGTCTTTCCCCGTCAAGCCGTCCTCGATCAGCAGCGAAAGCAGGTCAGCATCGGTCGGAGCCTGCGTGCTGATCACGATGGACAGCGGGTTTTCCTGCGCCCCCGTCGCCGTTTCCAACGCCTCGTATAGTTCCGACCGCGGCCCCTTCACCTGGCCCAATTCGTCATGCACGATCAGCACAGGCGACAACCCGTAAGCCGTCGAAGCGTCCGCGGACAGCGCCCGGTAGAGCGTCCCCAACTCAGGGCAGGCCAGTTGCTTGGCCGTGTCCCGCACCACGACGAAGGCGTTAAGCTCGGGCGACATCCGAACCACCTTGGCCGCCAAAGCAAACAGGATTGCCGCCTGATCCCTCGATTGCGCGGCGCTGAACAACTGGCTGTTTGGCCTCGCTTCCGGCCCGCACAGGTGCAACAGCAGGATAAACGAAGACAGCGCCGTCTTGCCGTTCTTCCGCCCGAAGCTCAGGATTGCCCGCCTGGTGCCCGCCGGGTTGTCGTAGATGCGGCGCAGTTCTTCCTTCTGCCATTCCCGCAGCCGAACGGGCTTGCCCACGTCCCGGCCCTCCGGGATGCGGCAATAGCCCTCTATCCAGATGATGTTGCGTTCAGCCCGCGTCTCGGGCTTGGCCTTCACCTTTCCCACGGCTTCTTGATCGCGGTCGGCTTCTGCGTTCGCTTATCGACCGTAGATTGCTGCGTGATCCGAAGCCGCGTTGCCAGGGACGAAAGCGCGCGGCCTTCCCGCTCTTGCATCTTCAACAACTGGTCGTAGCGGTTCAAATCCATCTCGCCCGCTTCCTCAGCCGCGACCAACTGCGCCACCCGGCGAGCCGCGACAACGTGACGGCAATACTGAGCCAGAAGCCCGTGCGTCTCCCGCGGGAACCAATCCGCAGGAAGCCGGTTCACCACCGCCCACCATTCCTCAGACTGCTCATCCGTCAGTTCGTAAGGTGCGTCGGGGCGCTGGACCGTCTCGACAGCGCCAAGCACAGCCACCTCAAGCGCCGCCGCAGAAGTCCTGCCGCGCGTTTTCATTTTGCAAACCTTTTCTGGGGCGGATTAGCGAAAGAATGT